GTGCCATTTCTTTATCTCCTTATTAGATGAACGTGCGATCTTTTTCGGCGAGCAGTTCATCTATGTTGATAACCGTTCGCTTGCCCCTCTCATAACGAGAGAGGAATGGATTTTTCATATGGTGGGTTGCGTGGATGCCTTGGTTAAGCATCTCGCGTGCTCGGATCTCACAGAACCAGAGCGCCATCACCATATCTGTTTTACCTTTAGTAGTAGGTGACCACGTAATCAATTGCTCGATGAGCGCCTTGATGTTTTCAGTTTGGTCACTAGGTAAGTGAATAAGGTTGTCGCGGTGGTGCTTGCCGTCAAATTGTTTTGTGCCGAACAGGGTGGACATCGAAGCAACACCGAAGCCGGAGTCCCACTTATTGTTTCCAGTATGGTGCTCTCGCAGTAACACACCCCTGGAGGCAAGGTTTTGGCGGATGCCCTCATCTTGCGTAAGGAAGGATTGAAAGGCATTCTTTTCTACTATCCACTCACTGGGGGTATAAAGGGTGGTCCAGTCAAAGATTAACTGACGGATTGCAGCAGGCGTTGGCCTAGTAATTTTAATAGCATCAACGATATAGCGTTTATGTGTAACGCGATCAACAGCGTAACAAATGGCGGCTGTATCACCAACCATAGCGGGGTCAAGACCACAAATAAAAGAAAAGCCGTTAACATCACGCGGATGGCCTGGGTTACCAGGAACCAAACGACCTGCTTTACGCATACCATCAATAGAACCTCTTACGCATACTGGGTCATAGATTGCATCATCTGATATATCTTGCTGTTGATAAACCAAAGCCCAGGTACTTGCATCCATAGCTTGACGTTCATTGTAAAGGTTACGACCATTCCAACGTGGGTATAGGCCGTCCTGGTCTAAATCTGATTCTGTCTGTCCATCAAAGGGAGCATCACTTGCAGGCCACAGAGTTTCCCATTTCTCAGGGTCTTCGTCCGTTGTCAGTAGCGCCGGCATAGCAAGGTAGGTCCAAGGAACCAAGCCACCAGGGTAGCGGTCTTCGGAGCGTAGCTCGCGGTATAGGTCAACTGCGGTAACGCGGGTACCTACGATAATCAATTTACCAGTAGGGTTCAAACGAGAGCGCACATCCTGGGTTAACCAGCGGATTTGTTTCTCAAACTCGTTGGCGTTCTTTAAGGTAACGGCGTCGTCTACAATAATCATATCTGCACGCTTACCGTAGATTTGACCACCGATACCAACGGCTTCAATGTTCGGGTCCTTTTCAGATGACTCACGTAGCTCATCACCAAAGGTGACACGGGTAGCCTGCCAGGAAGCGGACTTAGAGTTAAACCCTACGCCAGCAGCGTAAGCCTGTTGGAGTGCTTCATAGTTAGGATGCGTCAGGCGTTGCTTGATGGCGTAGAGAAAGTCGGCGGCTAGTTGCTGGGTCTGAGAGACTATCAGCACACGAAAGTTAGGGTTCTGACAAACCTGCCAAGTGACGTAATCAATGGTCACGGTCATAGACTTGGCGTGGTTTGGCGGGATGTTCAAAAGAATACGGTTATTAGCCAGACCCTTTTCATACTTCATAGAAGGATGCAGCCACCCAGGTTCACGGCCTTCGATGACATCTATTAGATTCTGCTGATGTGGAAAGGTGCGGGAGTGTAGGTACTTCTGGCGAAACTCTGCAAAGGTAAGGTCGTGTACATCAGATGCTGCAAAGGACTTGTCCTTGAGGCCAAGGCGGGTTCGGTCAACTTTGTCAGTAAAGATCTTGTCTGTACGTCGGTAGTACTCGTAGGTCTTAATGGATTTACCGGCGGAGGCGCAAGCGGCCTCAATGGTCATACCTTCAGCTACACAGCCAAGGATAATTCTCTTGGCTATGTCTGCGCTGTTGTCTGCCATTGTACTCCTTTGGGCCGAGATCGGATCATATCTTTACTAGGTCGAATGTTTCATCTACCAGTAGATAGACCAATCCCCACTAAAAGTACTGGGCAGATCGGGCTTAACGCCCGAAGGAGCTACAGCGAACTGAGGGGTAAGTTAGTGCTCGGCCTAGGGGCCTCGCTAGAGGCCAACCGTTGACTGCTCAGGGTCTTTCCCATTAAAGCCCCTTACTATATATAAGGCAGGAAATTTAACGCATTTCCCGTTTTTACAATGTGACCTTACTCACAGTAGATATAACCGCAGGTCAGAGGCTAGATCAGCTTTCACTTTAGCAAATATTTTTTGTTGGGGTATATATAGATCCCCCGTGCACAAATCAACAACCCCGGGTGCCCCTTCCCGCTGCCCGACCCTCACTCTATGGTAGAGGGTTAGACAGTTATGCCCTGTCTGTCTGCCCGCATTGGCAAGGATAAGAGGTCTTGCTACCGCTACGGCACAATTCACTATCCCGCGCCTAGCCGATTAAGTAACCGCCTAACCTTGCAAGCCCTAGACAATCAAGGGCAATCTGTCTACCTTGTTATAGCCCTACTAAGTTACCCGCCAGTAATAAGTGATTGAAACTTCAACTACTTAGACACCGCGATCCTGTTACATTCTCAGGAAGTTCTCAGGTAATCCCCTGCCAATCGTTATCAAACTGTTACCAAATAATGCTTGTTTAGTATTGACACAGGTATAGTCACGCATATATTGTTCTACTTATCAGGCAAACCGCTTGAATTAACCTAAGAGGAGAATACAGAATGACACGTAAAGATTACGTAATCATAGCAGGAGTGTTTGCACACTTCGGGCAAATGGTAGAACTAGAAGAGACAATAGGGGCAGACATTGCCCGCAACCTTGCAGACGCACTACAAGCAGACAACCCACGCTTTAACCGCGCCCGCTTCCTCACCGCTTGCGGGGTGAAGTAATGAATGTGATCGAATTGCTATTGAAGAGACAGGCAGCGCTTATGAGCGCGTATAAGCAAGCGCAAGAGAACCCCGACGACTTAACCGACGAAGAGTATTTTGGCTCAGATGAGTATTACGACACATCTATCCAACTAATAAGCGAACTAATTGAAGAAATAAAGCAAGAGGAGGGGAAGTAATGAACAGTACCTGCCAGCAATGCGGAGACGATAATGACCTCCTAACCGCTTTCACGTCGGACAAGATTTGTGGGAAATGCACCAAGAAGAACCACAAGAAGGCGACCAAATAAGATCGAAACCCCTTCGGGGGTCGTGGCGTAATTCGTCACCTGATGAGATCAGAAATTAGGGAAAGGGAAGAGAATGACGACAGACAAGGCAAAAATTGAGCGGTCTTTATTCATTGAGGGGCGCCTATGGTTCGACAAGTTGAACGGCAACACCTACTATTCTAACCGCATATGGGTAGACGGCAAGATAGCCTTTACTATGGGGATGGCGTACGGCTATGAGGAGATGTACTTACACGCTGCAATTCAAGAACTATATTCCCGCGATTACCTTACAGGCGATAAGGTGCCTACAGTATCGGAACTAAGGGATGAACTAGGGATAGACGTTTATAGATCTGCCAACTATGGCAACAAGCGCGAACTATTCAAGGGAGATAAATAAATGAGACTAACTAAACGCGGGCGTCTTGTCCTTATCTATATCCCTACATTTATAGCCTTGCTCGCCCTAATTGTGTGGGTGAGCGGGAACGTGTGGTACGTGCCGGGGGAGGGATACTGTATCGGCACTATGACAGAATGTTTTGAGGATAGCTTTCACTAGGTAGATGACTCTCCTCCCTTGCCTACAGGCAGGGGAGAGAGAGCCGGTACCTAGCCGGATCTAAATAGTAAAGGGGTTAGAGATATGAAAATAAAGTGGAAGAGCGCGAGCGTTACTGGTAGACAGTTAAGAGAGACACTAAACGGAGAGTATTACGCTTATCAGATCAAGCGGGGAGAGTGGAGGGCGGGGAGAGTCTGGTTTAATGTAGAGGCAGACTTTCGCCTAACCTTTAGCTCTTTCGCGGTAGCAAAAGCCTATTGCCAGCGATACGAGAGCGATAAGGTAATTATCGTAGGTAAGGTAGCGTAATGGACACACTAGAGCAGCTAATAAATGAGATACACGAGGATAACTATTCTCATTTAGAATTTGATGAGAATATGGGAGGCGAGGGGTGTGAGTGTGCCATCCACACCACACTAAATACTATCGTTAAATACAGAGACAAGGGAGAGGTAGAGTAATGGAACTAACACGCGAGCAGCTTGAAAGTATTGTGGAAAGCGACAAAAGCTTTTGGAATTATATCGAACAGGGCACCGATCAAGGCCCTGATGGGGCAACGATTGACCTCATTAAATGTGCAATAGATCAGGATGGTGACGCTTGGGATAATTATGAGCTAGTGCAATTCATCCAAGAGGCCTGCCAAATGTTCACCGCTTATAGTAATCGTTATGTAATCAAGGGAGAGGGTGAGTAATGAGCTACGACATTAACAATAATTGTGTGATATGTGACCAGTATATCTACGACCAACACAAGAAAAATTGTGAGCATTATGTAAAGGAAACTTATTCAGAGTTCATTAAGAGAATACAGGGAGAGGCGAACAAATGAAAGATAAGTGGATAGTAAAGCTGGAGATAGATACCTATGATGGTAACCCTGCAAAGTGGGATTGGGACGCTATATTCGTAGGCGAGGACGACATTAAGATAATCGAAAGTCAATTCAAGGGTAGAGTACTACCCACTAGCGAGGGAGAGAGTAATGAAAACGCTTGATGCAATTAAGTATGAGATTAAGTTTATCGAAAATGAGTTAGTCAATAGAGACTTTACCTATCTAAAGGTAGATGATCTCCAATCTTGGTTGGCAGCTTTACAATGGACACTTAATGAGGGAGAGAGTAATGAATGACGATCTAGTTCAATGTGATTTTTGTGGTGAATGGTATGAAAATGAGGGAGAGGGTAATGAGTAACTACACACCGGAACTAATTTGGGATGACTTTGTGGAGGGGTGTGCCTGTTGCGCCCTTAACTATGGGTTGGAGGATGATGATGAGTAAAGTGATGACTAAAGGTTGCACCTGTAATGAATTAGATGATGACCTCAAAGATGAGGGTTGGACCTGTTACGCCTGTTATGAGGGCGATAATGAATAAAGAATACCTAGAGGCTAAGGCGAAGCTATGCCTAGATCAAGCCGAGATTGACATTCAGCAGCAAGAGATAGCGCGAGCTATCAAGAACCTAGAGCGTGCCAATAGTGCGCTATCGCGTATATTTAATTTGGAGGAGGGAGAGAATGAGTAACATCTATACAATTCACCCGCCTAAGTCTGAACTGATCCTCTTGTATGAGGTAGTAGATAAGCAAGGGAGAGGGTTATGGGGAGGCGAGGATGCTGAGCAAGCTATCACTTGGTTTAAGAGATCATCCCTTGAGCAAAGCGTTAGAATAATGGTATCTGCCTGGGATAGTGACGAGGAGGACGCTCATCTAGTAGGTCAAACCATAGACATCACACCGATAATTGTCCAAACACTAAATAAAGGAAAAGAGATCAGCTTATGATGTATTGGATAGGGATAGCGGTAGTAATGGTGATAGTCTATGGACTTATAGTGTGGGAGGACAAGCTTAATGGAAAGTAAAGAGGTCAGCGGGAAACAATCTATCCACTATCGCAACTACAGAAGGGCAAGAGACAAGGCACTTGTGCGCCTAGCGCACCTATACCCCGACACATACAAGCAGTTGCTTGATGAACAAAGGAGTTTTGATGAGCAAGAGGGCAAGACTTGGATTATTAACCCTGATAGTAGGCTTACTGTGGGTGTTCATACCAGAGCGAACACACCATATCCCATTGGAGATACCGGCAGTAGAGGTGCAGACAAAGGCGACAATGGAGGAGAAGCGTGAGAACAAGGCACTTACGATTAGTTACCTCAGAGCGTTGGGATACAACGCACAACAGAGAACGTGCGCTATCACCCTATGGACCCGTGAGAGCAGGCTTGACCATCTCGCAGACAACAAACGATCAAGCGCTTACGGAATTGCTCAGCTTCTTGGAGAGAAAAGTAGACGAGCTGATATACAAATCCTGCACGGCATTAGATACGTGGAACACCGCTACTCAGGAAGTTTCTGCAGCGCTCTCCGCCACTCCGATAGACGAGGATGGTACTGATGTTTAGATTATGGTTGAGGGTGGGAGTCAAAGCCGGTTGGATTAGCACTCCATATTGTGCAACGCACGATGGTAACTATGATTGGATGACTAAGGAGGAGGCGGATGAGTGGGATGAAGGTGGCGATCCTTGCCACGTAGCTATCTCAGTTTTACAACAATAGAGCTAGGTTTCTAACCCTTTCCTAGCAAACAAAAAGCCCTCGCCATTTGGCGGGGGCTTCTTGCTAGCACTCATCAGGCGGAATTGCCTGCCGAGAACTAAAGTCTAACACTATCCGCCAGTAGAGTAAAATCCTTTACCCTTAAAGGTGATCGCGGGAGAGTCCCACTTACGCACCATCGGTATATGACAATCAAAACAGGATGGCTCACGAGGTTCCTCGTGGATAGAACGTTCAATAGTCATTTCACTATTGCAATCAGGGCAACGATAGTCATACTGCATCTTGCTTACCTTTCAGTATTCTAAAGCCTTCAACAATAGAATTGCAGGCAGGGCAAGGTGGCAACCATTCAAGAGAACCAAAGTCCATACCTAACCTGCTCTTCCAAGAACAGTTGGAACAAATGTATTCAGCAGTCATAGCTGCACTGCCTCCTCTATAGGTAGATAACCTACTAACTTTGATACCTTGTTAGAACGTGCAAACTCTGTAGTCGCTGGCATCCAATGGCTTAGCCATTCAGGTTCCGGAACATCCATCAGGTCAAAAGAAAAG